GTTCATGCTCATCTTCTAGTAACGTATCTTCTTCTGTTACTAATGCAGAAGAAATATCTGCATGAACCGACATGATCTCACTGAGATCTTTTATCTGTTTACCAAAATATGTAACTGCTCCACCTAGTCTGTTCTGACTGACTAAAAGAGGACGCATCGCTTTAACCTGTGGTGAATTACCACTAGGCGGTTTGACGCTGATATATTCTCTTAGTGTTGCTGCCACTAGATAGAAGTCCTATTCTTGTTCTGTTGTCTCTTGATTCGCTCTTCCTCTTCCTTCAAGTGTCCTATTAATAGGTTGACATACACATCACGTTCCCATGGAATCATATCGTTTAACTCCGTCAAACTATACTTGTGATGCTGCATTAATGCGAAGTTCGTCTTATAGTGATTCATAAGACTGTCATGCATTAATGCTATCCGAAAAAAGCAGCAAGTCCCTCCAATACCACTTCATTAACAACTTTGGTGTTGGGATTTTCTACCTTCAATGTATGAGTTAATTTCGGCATAGTCTCAAAGAAGTTCTGGATCTTAGTAAACTGTGCATTATTCATATCACCTATAAAGTCCTTTGCTTCTTTCGATGTGAAAGAATCATAGATCTCGTCTCCATCATATACTTTGTCAATACACTCTGCTGCAAGAGCAAATACATCTTCAACATCTGGATTATCCACCATATTACGGTCAACGAATGCATCCAATGCTGGATATTTCATCTGTAATTTGATGTCGTCACTCAATGGTATGATAGTCTTATGACCTTTTGGTATGTTTACTTCAACTTCGTTTAAGTCAAGTGTAACCTCTACCTCTGTCTTACCATCATCTTCACATATTATCTTGAACTCACTCTCTTCTCCAACTGCTTTGGATCTAATCTGTAAGAACAAGTATTCTAGTTCAAATGTTGGTAGACTATCTACACTCTTCAAATCAGTACAAGATTTTAATATATTCTTGACTGCCTTGATCATCTCTTTCTCTTTCTGTGTCTCCATTGCGAGATACAGTAATTTCTCTTCTTTTACGAGAAATGGTCGAAAGTTGACCTTTTTCCCTGTGACTGGTAATTTACAGTCATACTCAGGCACTACAAGTTTTGGTAATGGCATGATGAATTTATAATATCATTTGTATTTATAGCACTTACACTAACCTATTTCCACCATTAACAGGGAAGTCTCCTAAAATGGTATCAAGGAACTGCGGTATGCTTGTGTCACTATATAGATCTTTTAGTGAGAATTTTGAAGGTTTTGCCCTTAGTTCCTGTGGCATGGTCTGATCCATTCTATATCTCTCGAAATAAAATGCAACATCTAACTGTACTAGGTTTGTTTGTTCGTTATTAAGTTCTAGTTGACCCACATTGAATGGAAATGCACCATATAACTTATATGCAGCAGTCTGTTGATGTCCTTTTGGTCCATTTTCAAACTTCAAGATCTCCATGTCTACAACATAGTCATCATAGAATCCTACTGTATTGTCTGAGTCTGATGCTGTGTGATTCAACCATTGTTCAAAGAAATATCTATGTCTCTGGTCTTTTGTAAGTATAAATTGTATATTAATCTCTGATGCAGTCTGTCCTGTTGCAAATCTTCTTATCTGTCCTACATTATTTAACTCACCAGTTGTTACTGCTCTACTAGGTAGAGTAATACTGTTAGCATAGTAGTCAATAGTTCTTTCTGCTTCTATTTCCTTTACTGGATCGTAAATACCTGACCTAAAAATAGGAGGTGCACTCAAATTAACCTGATATAGGTTACTGGTCATGGGCATAGTACCCGCTGACCTACCTATCATTGTCTTAAACTCTTTAAAACTATTTGGTTCCACTACAACCTACTCCAAATAAAACTACTGGGTATCTCTATTCGTACACCACCAAGTTCTCTAACAAACTGTTCAGAGGGTAGTGGAACGAAGTCTCGAAGATCAACAGGAGGGACTAATCGTATATTGGATGCCCTACCTATAAAGTATTTATGATGGCAACGCATAGGATATGATATAGAACCACTACCCCATGTTTTTGCAATGCTTTGACGTGCTGTTGGACGTAGATAATGTAAGTTACCACCAGAAAATTGTCCATTTATAGGATCAATGTCAACAACAAGAGTCATTGGAAATGTATCAAAGAACGGTAACGACTCAGTAGCAGCACTATAACTATAATATATGCAATCACCTACCTTGACCTCACCAGGGTCTAATGCACCAAATAACTGTCCTCTGTACCAGTCTTTTGACTTTGGTTTACCTTGTGTTGCATCTTTAATGTCCTCGAATACACTCATACTTGTAACTCGTGTTCTGTAAGTATCTTAAAAGTCATACGTCTGTCCTTGCAGTATTCTACTGCTGCTTTCCACTTCGCTTCATTTATAGCATATGTCTTGATTTCAGTTATATACTTCTTTGTACGTCTGCGTTGTTGCTTGGGAGGTGTCGTCTGCTTATTAGGTTTGACCTCAATAATAAACTTCTGCGTCCCCCCAGTTTTAGTCCTTGCTCTGACGTAAAAGTCTGGGAAATAACGATGCACCCTCCCATCAAGAGGACTGATATAAGGTATGATAATCTCCTCTGATCCCCATTCCAAGATGTTTTCATTCTTGTCGCACCAAACCATGAACTTTCTTTCCCATAAACTCCTATAAATAATAGCGGTAGGATCTCCCTTGTATTTATTTTTGTTAGTAGGTCTATAACGTCCAGAATATGCCATGTCAGCAAAAACACGATTAATGTACCCCATGACCAGTCCGAGAGGACCGAGTAGAGGGGATGAAAATATAAATCCAGAATCACAATTCAGTACAAAGGCGATAGATTACCTTAAATTTACTGTTTATGATCCAGAATCAGGTGCGAACCCATATAACTATGTATCAGGACCATTGGGCGGAGGACCTGGTGCAAAGCAAATAGGCAACGATACTACTCAAAAGAATAGCATATATAAGACAATTTACCTATATTTACCACATCAATTAAAAGAAGCATATGGTGTTAACTATGAAAAGGCAACATTAGGTGCATTCGGTGCAGCAGGAACAGAGGTTCTACAAGGTAAAACTGCTGACGATATAGCACCCAAATTAAAAGATGCAGCAGATAGTGGTAAAACAGAGGTAGCATTTAGTGCTATTGCTGGTGTATTTAATAATGCCACTGGTGCACTAGGACTAGAAGGTAATGTATCGAAACAGAATATCGCTGCACTTGCAAAAGGGAAGGTATTCAACCCTTATGAAGAGACTGTATTTAAAGGAGTAAACTATCGTAGTCATTCTTTTGACTTTGATATGTCACCTCGTAACCCAAAGGAAGCAATAGAGATACAAGAGATAATAAGTTGTATGCGTGAGAGTATGTTACCAGATACTAACGGTATCAATGCTCGTTGGTTGACTATCCCTAGATTCTTTGGATGTGAGATAGTAAGATATACACCTAGGGGTTTTGGTGCAGATATCGCAGGAGAAGGTCTTAACAAACCCGCTTCACTCTCAGCATTACTAAGATTCCCTACAAATTTAGTGCTAACAAGTATGAATGTTGACTTGACACCATCAGGTCAGAATACATCACTTAGACAAGGATTCCAGGAATTAGAAAATGGAACAATGGAAGACTATGGTCCTGCATCATATAAATTATCACTATCATTCGACGAGACTGCATTTGTTACTCGTAACATGATTACAGGTGATGATAGAGATCCAACTGCTAACCTTGGTACTAAATCTGGTGATTTTAATTTAGGTACATCAGGTAAGGGTATGCCATCTAATCCGAAAGGAAGGTTAAAAGTAGATAGATCAACTAATTCTGGTCTAGGTAGAAGAGTCAATCGTCGTGGGAGGGAAATCTAATGGGATATTTCAGTTATCTACCAAGAGTCGCAGTCAGAACGTCTACATTTAGACAAAATAATGTAGAACCATCTGTTATTGCAAGAAATATATTCAGAAAATGCACTCTTATCGAAGAAATGCAGGAGAGTGTCCTTGGATTTCAACAGTATTCTATCGCTAATAACGAAAGACCAGATCTCATTGCAAGTAAGGTATATGGAGACTCACT